GAAAATAGTGAACGCACGGGAGCGGGCTGCCGTTATCGAAGGACACCGAAGCAGACCCGGAGCTCGAGGGTATAAACGACAGGCCGCAAATCGGTGGGCACACGTAGTGAATCTTGGGCCGCCGGGCGAATAAATTGTCGAGAAGCAGATTACTCATATCGTTTAAACGAACCCTCCACCAAGCGCCGTCCGTAGAGCTTGAACTGCGTTATAGAATGCCTGTCCCTCCGAGAGGGAGAGCGACCTGTGCGCAGCGAGGAAAGAAATTCTCTCGGTAGTGTGGTTGTTCGCGCTTCCGGTGTTTTGAGCCCACGCATACATCGCACGAGCAAATCCCGGCGTGCCGTTTGCCGCAGCAGAGGTAGAACGTGTGGCATAGGCAAGGCTGGATTTCGCCGTGTCGAGCCGAATCACTGCGGCTGCGGTTCGGTTGACTGTCATGAATCCCGTTAGGGTTCCTACCTCGAACGGTTCCGCCGTGCTGCCGAAAAGGAAGCCATCTTTTAACCCAGAGGCAGCTCCTGAAATCTTGGCCCACACGGACCCGGATTCGAAAGCTCCCATGGAAACAGAATTTCCGCTTCCCGCAGTGTGCACGTAGACGGACATACCCGCGTCATTGGCAGTCCAAATGAACCCGGGGGTAAGGCCGGTAGCGGCAAACTTCCCTCCCCCATCTCCGATTAATCCGTTCACCGACAAATCGCCTCCCACAAATCCCGTATTTGTCCAGATGGAGTTTCCAGAGGTTTTGTAAATCGGAGTGAGCGCTGCAATCACGCTATCTGGCGCGACGATGTTCACCGCAATCATTTTCGAGTCAATCCCGGCAGCAACTATCGAATTCCAGAAGGTCTTGACTGCCGCGAGGGAAGTGGCGCCCGGAGCGGCTCCTCCGTTTGTCACTACTTGCGCAGACCACGCATTCGCGACTATCGTGCCCGCGCTCTGGTTCACTAACAGTGTTGCGATAGCGCTCGTCACAGAGCCGAAAGCGTTCGAGACTACTACAGTGTAATCGGCGGAATCCGTCGTAAGAGTCGACGGGAAGGTGAGCGTGCTGCTTGTAGCGCCGCCGATGTCTCCACCGTTTTTCTTCCACTGATACGCCAGCGGCGCGGTGCCGGTTGCGATTACCGTGAAGGTCACGCTGGCTCCCTCGGTTACCGTTTGGCCCGAAGGCTGGGACGTGATGGTCGGAGCGACGCCTGCCGCGGCCACAGCGAGGTGGACGGAATTGCTTGTAACCGTTCCGCCCATGTTCGAGACGATGACCTGATAGTTTCCGATATCCGAAAAAGCAGCCCCGACAATCGAGAACGAGCTGCCGGTTGCGCCCGGGATGTTCGCTCCGTTGAACTGCCATTGGTATAGGAGCGGCTCGGTTCCGGCTGCGGTGACCGAGAAGGTCACGTTCTGGTGTTCGACAATCGACGCGCCCACCGGCTGAACCACAATCGACGGAAGAACCGGGACGACGAGGAAATTTGCCGGGGCACTCGTTACAGAGCCGCCCGGGTTCGTCACTACTACCGTGTAGGCGCCGGAATCCGAAAACCCGGCGTTGTCTATTTCGAACGTCGGGAAAACTGCTCCCGGGATAACGACGGAATTTTTCACCCACTGATACGATATCGGCCCGGGACCCGTGGCGGCCACTACGAGAAGAACCGAGACGCCGGGGAAAACGGTTTGCGAATCCGGCTGGTCCACAATTACCGGCGGGGGTGTGAAAATCGGCGTATCGAGGCCGAGCCCGATGGAGTAGAACGGAGGCTGGACGGCCGACAATTCTTGCTCGGCAAATTTGACTGCGATAATTTTGGCAACTCTATCCGCAGCTCTTTGAGAGACGATGCTTTCAGCGACGCCTGCACCAGTGGCCACAAATCCGTTTTGCTCAAGAGTGGCGGTATCAACTGCAGTGTATAGGTTCTCCGGGGCTCGGGATAAAATCTCGACGAGCTCTGCATCGGTATCGGCTTTTGCTGCTTCTCCGTCGTATCGGACTGCGCGTTTTCCGGTTTCATCTTCGCATGCCTTTGGGTTGCCGCTCAAATCCTCGTTGTTCATTATGGACACCGGGCGAATCCATCGAATAGTCACCGGGCCATGGCCAGCGAGGAGAAGCTGGAAATTCGTATCGATGTTGTCGAGGTCGTCTTTCTCAACAGGGCACGCGCCGTCTTCCGTGTGGGTTTGCTCGTCGGCGTCCTGAGTCCGCACCGTTCTCGATTGCGGCTTGAAAGAAAAAATCTGCGTCTCTGCGTCGAGTGAGAGGTCGAACGAAAGACTCCCCTTTTCAGAATTCAGTTTCGTAACGAGGAACGGCGTGAAAGCACCGCTCATCCCTCCGGCATAGAACGCACCAAGGTCCAAGTCTTCTTCAAGAGCGCTGACAGCGATATCGACCCATTTAAGTCGGCATTTGCTGCCGGGGGGTTTTGCTTGGACGGCCGCAGTCTGTCCGAAATAACCTCGGGTGAAAAGAGCCCACGTAATCGGGCATCCATTATCAAGCCGGTTCGATTGGAAAGTTTCCCAGAGTCGATTTTTTCCGTCTTCATCGTGTGCAACATGAAAAGCTCTTTCTGCTCCGCTGACTTGGCCGCACATCCACTGCACCGGCCGGGTTCCCATCCAGTAGCCATTCCAACACGGTCCGGAATCGTCCGACATGCTGGTGAAACTGGCGTTGTTAATCACCCACGTCGTCCGATTAAAAGTATCTTCGGACGGGAGCGACATCATTAAAAATTGACCGAACTTGCCCGTAGCCGCGTATGTGAGGTCGTCGTTTAAACGTATCTTGTCCTCGAGCATTTCCACGTCGCGGGTCGGGAGCCGGGTCGTCAGTCGCCCGGCCGTAGTCGGGTCGAAAAATGCCACACCGGCGGGGGACATCCAAAACATTTTCCCGAAGTGGGAAATCACGGAGCGGTGCGACCAGCAACCGACCTGCACGACTTCTTCCTGAAAGTTCAGGGTAGTCGGCCACAGGCTGCGGTCGCGAATGTTCGCCTGAATCAGCGAGCCGTTGGCCTGTGTGAAGACCATGAGCTGCGGAGCGTCGCTTGCGGGCGTCTTTGCAAGGGCCGTCACGGTTCCGCTGAATCGAAAGCTCGACTGGCCGCCGAGGTAAGTGTTTTCACGGAACGAAAAAGGATTTGAAGGGTCGCTGGCGACGAGCTGGTCATCGAATGCGACCCAGAGCCGGTCTCCGACCCACTTCATAGGTCCGCCAGAGGGCGTGCCGAATTCAGAGCCGCGAATGTGCCCGGCGTTCGCACCGTCGAACCATCCCGGGGCGCTCTCTTGGCCGTCCTGAATCATCATCACATTTCGGCTGGGAATCAGCCGGACGGCCGAGCCTAAATCTGCTGATATGCGCTCCGCGGACTGCGTGGCCTGCTCAAAAAATATCTGGCCAGCCGAAGGTGAAAACTGGAGCTCCGGAATCTGGGTAAAAGTCGTAAAGGGCCATATGCTCTGATAGATTTTTCCGTCGACTGCGGCGAGGGCGATTTCCGCTCCGACAAGAGGCCGGAGAATTTCACCGCCTTGCAAGTTTCCATCCGGGAGGGTCGCCCAGCACCGATAGCCGGGCCTGCAGCTCCAGAGGCCGCCGAGGTTGACCATGTTAATCGCCTGCCACGCGTAGCCCTGTGGGAGCTGCGCAGGGTCCATGTCGGAGCGCACGCCGGAGGGCCAACTCGAATCCATGTCGAGCAGCCTTGTGCCGGGAATAATTGTGTCGAATGTGGTGCCAGCCATTACCGTATGTCGTAATCAAATTTGTCCCGAAGCTGATTCCAGTCGAGCACTTGAGGCGGCATAAAGGTAGGCGGCTCTAGTTTCATCTGTGCTTCCAACTCAATGCGCGCGGCGTTGGCTTCATACTGCTGGCCTTGCGCAATCTGTTGCTCGCCGTAAAACTTCCGGGCCTGAAGCGCGAGAAGAAAAGCGAGGCGGCTCGTGAGTGGGATGTGGTCCCAGCGAGAATGAAATTCGGTAAACGCTTTGATGTAGGCAATCCGGACCCACGAGCAAGAGCGGTTGAGCTGAATCCGGCGATACTGCGGCAGCGTTTCGTCGGGCTCGTAAACCCCGAGGAGCAGCCCGGGACTGCCAGCGCCGCCGTCATCGATTGTCGAGAGTCGAA